ATCAAGAATGCAGTCAAGTCGAGTGCTTATCTCAGAGGATTGCTCAAATTCTCAAACATGTTGAAGCCTGAGGACATGAAGCGTCAGCGTGACTTGTTTATCAGCGACTACATGGACATCACCAACAACGGTGGTATCGCCGCTACTGATGCCAAAGCGGATTATATCGAGTTAAAGAACGACCCCAAAATGGTAGACGAGAAAGTGATGCAGGCGGCGAAAACGAAGGTGTTTAACTACTTCGGCGTGAACGAGTCGATCATCAAGTCCGACTACTCCGAAGATCAATGGAACGCATTCTACGAGTCAACGATTGAACCGATTGCGATTCAACTGTCACTCGAATTCACATCGAAGTTGTTTACATCGAAGGAACAAGGTTACGGAAACGAGATCATATTCGAGTCAAACCGACTCCAATACGCCAGCAACAAGACGAAGGTTGAAGTCGTCACGATGCTAGTCGATAGAGGAATGATGTCGCTGAATCAAGGATTAGAGGTGTTCAATCTCCCTCCGATTGAAGGTGGAGAAAAGCGTATCGTCTCGCTTAACTTTGTTGATTCGGAATTGGCGAATCAGTACCAGTTGGGACTTAAGAAAAACGAGGGTCAATCCGATGGAAATCAATAAAATATATAACACGGACTGTTTGCATGAAATGAAAGAACTTCCTAATAACAGTATAGATTTAATAGTAACTGACCCTCCTTATGGTATTAAATACCAGTCAAACATGAGAAAAAAAACAGAAAAATTCTCACTTTTAGAAAATGACGACAATGATTTGAGGTTTCTTGTATATTCGGAAATGTTTCGGGTACTGAAGGATAATTCGTGCTGCATTGTATTCGCATCATGGAAAAACTTTTCACGAGACTATACAGAACTGGAAAAATACTTTTCAATAAAAAATACAATCATATGGTTCAAAAGAGGTGGGGGGATTGGTGATTTGAAACATAGTCTGTTAACAGACTATGAAATCGCAATCGTTTGCCATAAAGGAAAATGTCCAATCAGAGGAAAAAGGGAAGGTTCTGTTTGGGAAATTAAAAAAGTAAACTCTAACAAAATGAAACATCCGACAGAAAAGCCAACAGAACTTATCGAGAGACTTATAGAGAAATTTTCTAATGAAGGTGACGTTGTGCTTGACCCATTTCTCGGCAGTGGAACAACAGCTGTCGCATCGATTAACACCAAACGAAATTTTATCGGATTCGAGCTTTCAAAAGAATATTTTGACATAGCAGAAAAACGCATACAAGAGTGTGCGTTTTTTAATTTACACAAAAGGAGTGGTACAGATGGAACCGACACGAAAGGATAGAGAGTTCCGCAGACTGGAGTCATTCGAGATTCGTGCGAGTGAGGATTCGCAAGGGTACATCCTTGAAGGGTATGCGCTTAAGTTTAATTCGCCAACAGTTTTATACGAAATCAGAGAGACGCAGTATAAGGAACAAATCGACTCTCGTGCGTTAGACAATGCTGACATGACAGATGTTGTTCTCAACTTTGAGCATGAAGGCAAAGTGTTTGCTCGCACACGAAATCAGACATTACAACTCACAGTCGATGAGATTGGCTTGCGCTTTCGGGCAGATCTGAGCGGAACCGAAGAAGGTCGCAAAATGTATGAGGAAGTCCGAGGCGGATACATCGATAAGATGTCATTCGCCTTTACTGTTCGTGACGATAATTACGACAAGAACACGAACCTTCGCACGATTACGGACATTAAGAAAGTCTATGACGTGTCCCTTGTCGCTCATCCTGCCTACGCTGACACCAGCGTCAATGCTCGAAGCTACTTCGAAGCGCAACAACAAATCATCGAGCAAGAGAAGCGCAAGCGTCAACGACTCATCATGTTAACGAAACTCTAATTCCTTCGACATTCGGAGGAATTTTTGTTTTTGCCGAAATTGAAGCTTGTGCTCGCTGGATAGTTGGCACAGGGCGATGGACTTCTCGCTCACGCTTAATGGCTGGCAAATTAACCAATTCACAGGAGGTACTGAAATGAACCGTCTACAAGAAATCGAGGCTCGCAAGCTAGAGATTCGCTCTCTGCTTGAAAGCGAGCAAGACATCGAGTTGGAAGCTATCGACACCGAGCTTCGTTCACTCGAGTCTGAAAAGCAACAAATCGAACAACGTGCCGCTTTGGCACAAGGCATTCAAGCTGGCATCGTTCCAGCAACACAAATCGAACAACCCAAGGAGGAAAGAAAAATGGAATTAGAAGTGATGACAAAAGAAGAAGTTTTAGCAAGTGCTGAGTACCGTTCAGGCTATTTCAAATTGCTTCAAGGCAAGGCAATCACAGACGCTGAGAAGCGTGCATTGACTACTGCGGCTGGCTCTGCTGGTGCGGCTGTTCCGACTCAAACGCTTAACAGCATCATCGACAAGCTTCGTCAATCCTCTGTGTTGTTCCCAAAAGTTTCGGTATCTTACATCGGTGGAAACGTTTCGCTTGTTGTGGCTAACGCTAAAAACGCGGCGGCATGGAAGGCTGAAGGCGCAAACGGCACTGCGGCTGACGACACGGTTAGCTCTGTTGTGCTGAACGGTTACGAGCTTATCAAGCTGGTTGAAATCTCGGCGGCGGCTCAAGCGATGACGATTGACGCTTTCGAGGCGTACATTGTTGCTGAATTGTCTCGCCAATTAGCAATCGCTATCGAGAACGCAATCCTTAACGGAACTGGCACAAACCAACCACAAGGTATCCTAACTGGTATCACGTGGAACGCTTCAAACAGCGTGACTTGGGCGGCTAACGCTTCTGTTGGCTACGACAACTTGCTCGATGGTGTTGCGCTTCTTCCGACTTTATATCACCAAAACGCAGCTATCGTATTAAGTCGTAAGACCTTGTTCGGTGGAATCCGCAAAATCAAATCGACTACTGGCGAGCCAATCTTCGTGTACAATCCACAAGACGCTTTCGCTGGAACCATCTTTGGTTACCCTGTTATCATCAACGACTACATCGCTGACGATGTTATCTTGTTCGGCGATCTGTCCTACTACTACTTCAACTTTGCACAGGCTCCACAAATCGAAGCTTCTCGTGAAGCGGCGTTTGCGAGCGGTAAGGTGACTTATCGTGGATTGCTTGTCGCTGACGGAAAGCCAGCACTCGCAGAAGCGTTCGTGAAGATTTCCAAAGCTTCCTCATAATAAGGAGCTGGTCTAATTGGCACTCTTGAATGATATTAAAGTTCTTCTTCGCATCAGCAATTCGGCGTATGACAGTGAAATATCTGATCTGATTGCCGCTTGCCGAAAAGACCTTTTAATCGCTGGGGTGCTTTCAACCAAAACCGTAGACGACACTGACCCTCTGATCAAGAGGGCGGTGTCGATTTACGTTAAAGCCCATTTTGGTTGGGACAATCCCGACAAAGAAGGTCTGCTTCAATCCTACAATAGTTTGAAGTCGCATCTGTCGCAGTCATCTGAGTACATCGGGACGGTGGTCTGATGCTATTTCGTGACACGATTGATCTGGTTACTATCGCTGAGGTAGACGATGGTGGCGGTGGATTCGTTCAGACGGAAACGCTGAGAAGTGTGTTCGTCAACAAGAAATCCATTCGCCAGACTGAGTTCTATCAAGCGATGGAGTACGGTCTGAAGCCTGAGGTCATGTTCGAGATTCGCGCTGTTGATTATGCCGATGAACCGAAGATTAAACATGACGGCAAAACACATTACGTGATTCGGACATTTTCAAAAAATGGCGAAATCCTCGAGCTTGTGTGTAGCACAAAGGCGGTGGGCGCATGAGAGGGTTCAAACTGAACATTCGTGGCGTTGATGAGATGCTCGGAAAGTTTGACATCTTCGATAAGGAAACCCGAGTCGCTGTTCGCAAAGCTGTTCGTAAATCAGCGAATCGCATTCGGAATGCGGCGAAGAGTAGAGTTCCTGTTGACGAAGGTATCATGCAAAAAGGGATAAGAGCGAGATACGCCAAAGACGAATTATCCGCTTCAATCGCTCCGAGTTCATCTTTTGCTCATCTGGTCGAGTTTGGCACTACCCATTCTCGGGCAAAGCCATTCATGCAACCAACTGCTGAGGAACAGACTCCGTTATACGTCAAAGACATGGAAAAAGCACTAGGCGAGGCGGTGGATGCGGTATGAGTGGTTCTTCCTTCTGGTCGATACAGCAAGCTCTTGTCGCTAAACTCCGAGCTGATGCGACTCTCATGTCTCGGATAACAGGCGTGTTTGATGAAATCAAGCAAAACACAACATTCCCATACGTGACAGTCGGCGAGTTCACTTCTCGACCATGGCGAACGCAAACTCGCTTCGGTGAAGAGGTGACGGTCACTTTGCATATTTGGAGTCGTTATAAAGGTTTCAAAGAATCATTCCAAATCCTCGATGACGTGAATCGTGTTTTGGCTGACCAAGACTTAAATGTCACAGGCTGGGATGCGGTCACGTGTTTTTATGAGTTCTCGGATGCTTACAACGACCCAGACGGTATCACGAGACACGTTCCAGTTCGATTTAGAATTCAAATTCAGAAAGGGGTCTAACCCATGCCAAGCAAAGCGATCGCAGGTTTCGCAGGCAAACTGCTTATTAAAAATGGCGCATCATTCACAGCTATCGCAGAGGTGCGTGACGCTACTCTTACCATCGAACAATCCGAGATTGACGTAACAAGTTTTGACTCGGGCGGCTGGGTGGAAAACATCGGCGGCTTAAACAGCTTTAGTATTGATTGTGAAGCTCTTTGGCGTTCCGATGACACAACAGGTCAAGATGCAATCTTCTCCGCCTTAACAGGCGGAACGGTTGTGACGGTTCAATTATTCCCAAAAGATGCGGCAAGCGCAGAAGGCTATCAAGGCGATGTGATCGTGACATCGTTCGAGGTTGGTGTGCCGATTGACGATGCGGTTACGGTTTCGATCAGCTTAATCGGGACGGGTGCTTTGACATCTGTGACAAAAGGGGCTTAATTGAATGAGTCAACAGTTTATCGAGGTTGAATTGGGCGGAAAAGTCCGTTTACTTCGTTTCGACTACAATGCCGTATGCGACATCGAACAACAATTCGGCAAAGGTATCGCATCCATTTTTTCACAGGAACAAATCGGCTTTAACGTGGTTCGGCTGTTCTACTGGGCAGGACTCAAATGGAAAGACCAAGGGTTGACGACTCAGCGTGTCGGTCAGCTCTTGCAGGAAGAAATGGAGAACGGTTCGGACTTGAACGCTCTTGTCCAGCCCATCATGAAAGCACTAAAGCAATCGAAATTACTCGGCGAGTCGGGTAATGACGAAAAAAACGAGTAGAGCAGTCTGACAGCGTTGATTGGACAGAACTAAAAAAAATCGCTTACGGACTGCTCGGACTCAAACCATGGGAGTTTTGGCGATTGACCCATGCAGAGTTTCTCGATATGTGGGATGGGTACAAACTCAAATCCGACACAGAACTCGAGCGAATCGCTTGGCACGCGGCTAATCTCATGAACATCCATCTCAAACGAAAAGTGACCGCTAAACAGTTACTTGGTAAGGATAAGAAAGTGCAATCCGATGCCGACAAAAAAGCGGAGTTCAAGAAGCTACAACGCATGTTGAAGCAGAGCAGGGAGCGAGAATAAAACTCGCTCCTTTTTTAATATGACAATAAAACCCGAAAAGGGGTGAGAAATATGCCAGCTAGAACGATAGCAAGTTTGGCTGTTGAGATCGGAGTCGACTTGTCCGACTTCGACAAAAACATGAAAGAGTTCAAAAAGACGTGGGGTGGAGTCGGCAAGCAGATGCAGGAAGTCGGGACACAAGTCGGAACGACTTTCACAGCTGCTGGAGGAGCGATTGCCGCTGGTTTAGGCTTCGCTGTTAAGACTGCATCGGAGTTTGACTCGCAGATGTCACGTGTCGGAGCAATCGCTGGAGCAAGCGGTGACGACTTAAACGCACTTCGTCAGTCAGCGCTTGATCTTGGTGCTTCCACTTCCAAAAGCGCATCCGAAGTCGCCAAAGGCATGGAGTTGATGGCTTCAAAAGGTTACACGGCACAGCAGATTATTTCGGCGATGCCGGGCGTGATTGCGGCTTCCGAAGCATCTGGTGAGGACATGGCACTGGTCGCTGATACAGTTGCAAGTGCGATGAACGCTTTCGGACTCAGCGCAGAAAAAGCGACAACAGTTGCTGACGTGTTATCGAAGTCCGCTAACCAGTCAGCGGCAGGGGTAACGGATTTACAGTACGCTTTCAAATATGCCGCTCCAGTCGCTTCGAGCTTGGGCATCTCGATGGAAACACTTGCGGCGGCAACGGGTATCATGGCTGACAGTGGGATGAAAGGTGAACAAGCAGGAACAACACTTCGTGCGGCTCTCTTACGACTTACTGACCCTCCGAAAGAAGCGGCGGCGAAGCTAAAAGAGTTAGGCGTCAGTGTAACGGACGCAAGCGGAAAGTTCCTTCCATTTGACCAGATTATCAGTCAATTATCATCATCAACCGCTAACATGACCGATGCACAGAAAGCGCAAGCACTTTCGACTATTTTCGGAACAGAAGCGATGACTGGAATGTTATCACTTGTAACGGCAGGTCCGGAAAAACTCAACCAACTGACGACAGGCTTAAACAACGCAGGTGGCTCGGCGAGTGAAACAGCCAAGAAGATGAAAGACAATCTCGGCGGCTCGATGGAACAATTATCTGGTGCATTTGAGACGCTTCAAATCAGTCTGGGCACAGCGCTTGCACCAGCGATTAAAACAGTCGCTGATGGTCTTGCTGGACTTGTAAATTGGTTCAATAACCTTTCCGAACCAACGAAAAACTTCATCGCTATTGGTGCGGCGTTAACAGCAATACTCTTTCTCGTCATCGGTGCAGTCGGATTTTTGACAGCTGCCCTCGGTTTCTTGGCGGCGGCTCAATGGGCGGCGATTGCTCCGATTGCAGGATTCATAGCGATTGCAGTTGCGGCGATTGCGATTGTGGCAGTGCTCGCTTTCGTCATCATTAAATACTGGGACGAGATTAAAGCGGCGACTATGGCGGTTTGGGAATCCATTAAGAGCGCGATCATGTCCGCTTGGGAATTCATCGTCAACATATTCGCTACCGCTTGGTCAGTGGTTGCACCAATATTTAACGCCTTTTGGAACGGAATCACAGCCATCTGGACAACAGCGTTTGATGTGATCTCAACCTTGTTGACGGCTTGGTGGGACATCATCAAGACCATTTTCGCAACAGCGTTCCTTGCGATCTACTACCTTGTCACTGGTCAATGGGATGAAATCGGCGGTGTTTTCAAAGCGGCATGGGACAAAATCAAAGACATTGTGACTAATCTGTTTGGCGACTTGTGGGATATTTTCACCAAAGCTTTTAACAATCTATTGTGGATTTCTGGAAAACTGTGGGACGACATCAAAGATGCATTTGTGACAGGTTGGAATAACGTCAAGAATTGGTTTTCGAACATGGTATCCGATGCAACGGAACTCGGACGGAATATCATTCGTGGAATGGTTGATGGTATCGCTTCGATGGGGTCGATGCTCATGGACAAGGCGAAGGAAGTCGTCAAAGGTGCAGTTGATGCGGCGAAGAGTTTCCTCGGCATCAATTCGCCATCAAAGCTATTTATGGAGCTTGGCGGTTTCACTGGCGAAGGTTTCGCAATCGGTCTTGAAAACACATCTAGCGATGTTGCAAACTCAGCTGGCATCATGGCATCGGCTCCACTTGATGTGGTGAATGGCTTATCGACTCCGAATGTTAACGCTAAAGTCGGCACATCATCGCAGACGGTGGTCATTGAATTAGACGGTCGCACCATCGCAAAAAGTACATTTGCGAACATGGGCGGAACGATTCGCATGAGGGGGGCTGTGACGTGACAAGTTACAGCCTTGTTTTTTCGAACGCAAGCGGAAGCGTAAACGTCACGAATAAGACGAAGTCGGCACGACTCTCACGCTCGCTTGGCGAAGCGTCAACGCTTGAACTCGATTGTGTTGGTCTCGCTGACAATTACGTCATGGACGATGTGACGCTTACAGTCGATGGTGTTGTCCATTTTCGGGGCACGGTCAAAGAACAGGAAGAGTATAAGAGTGAAGGTAGTCGCTTCACAAAGATCAAATGCCTTGACGGAACTGACAAACTTCATCGGCGCATGGTTGCGGAAGTCTACACCAACCAGACCGCTAAACAGATTCTACTCGACTTGATTACTCGTTACGCTTCGTGGGTCAACACATCACTCGTTAATGACATTGGCGGAACGCTTGAGACAGTTCAGTTTAACTACAACACATTGACCGAAGCGATTCAAAAGCTCGCTGACACGACAGGCGCTTATTGGTACTTAGACGCAGATAATAAACTGCATTTCTTTGATGTGCAAGACGGACTCGCTTCTATCAATTATGATGCGACTCTATCTGGTACAGCAGTTGGTTCGGTCATCAAGGATTCGTTCACGCTTCGCACAAGCGCAGTCGACTTAATCAATCGTATTTGGGTGATCGGAGCAAAGTCCGCATCGGCAACGTACACAGAGCAATTTTGGACAGGTGACGGAAACAACTCTGTTTTCAATCTTGCGTACGAACCGAATTACGTTGAAGTGTTTGAGAATGGAGTCGCTCGAACCATTGAAGTCGATAAGGGTGGAACAAGCACAAAGGACTACACATATAACAAGCAGAACAAGGTGTTGACTCGCGTTGCTGGTGCGTTGACTTCTGGCGTGTTGTTGCGTTTTCGTTATCGACCAACCGTGCAGATCATCGACTATTTCGAAGATCCGGGCTCAGTCAGTAGTTTCGGATTATATGAGAAAGCGATACGAGATAAGAAGATCACAGATAAAGCGGCAGCTCGTAAACGTGGAAGGGCAGCACTCAAAAAATCTAAAGGTTTAATCCGCTACCCATCGTTCAGCACTCGGTCATGGCAAGTTGGAGCTGGACAGTTGACGACAGTAAATGTTCCATCATTCGGATTTAATGCAAAATGTCGCATCAATTCAGTATCAGTTAGTTTCAGTCCAGCAGACATCGTTGCCGACATCGAAGTGCAGGAGGTGTTGAGTTAATGGACGGTTCCAAAGACGTAGCAGACCTATTTACTCGGGTGTCAGCACTTGAACAAGAGGACGCAGACAGCGACCAAACGGTCACAAGGATAGCGAAGTTATACGACACGCTAGGGATTCGAGTGAGACTCAAATACAACTTGCACGACTATCGTTTTTGCGGCGACACCAATCCCATTTTCGGCGCAGTGACAAGTACGACAACCTTCATATAAAGGGGTGATTGAATGATAAGCTCAACAGGTTTAGCTCGTATTATCACGCTACTTGATACGGAGCTGACGGCGATCGCAGTCGGAACAGGTGCAACACCAAGCTACACAGCACAACAGTTGACGACCGAAACGTTCCGAAAAGTCGTATCGAACACATTTACAGACGGTTTGACACTTGTGAAGGAACTCTACCTTGACACAACAGAAGCAAACGGAACGCTTACCGAATGGGGCATCTTTGGTCAAGGGGCGACAGGCACAGCAGGAAGCGGAAAGTTGTTCGCTTCGACAGGCGCAAACATCGTCAAAAACAACACGCAGTCGCTAACGCTATCTATCGAAATTGATGTATTGGAGGTGTCATAATGCCTTATTCAAAAACAACGTGGGTCGATAGAAACGTACAGTTTCCGAACCGATTCACGAAGTCAAACGAAAGCGGAACAAGTGTTGATCTGGCGGCGAATCCCGGAACCGTCACGAACGCAGGGACTCCACTCTCTGCCGCTAACCTAAACAAAATCGAAAATGGCATCGCTAACGCACTAGAAAAATCAGGCGACACGATGACAGGTGTCCTCAACGTCACAGCAGGAACGGTAACCGCACCAGCGATTGCACCAACAAGTGATTCTAACACAGGCATTTTCTTCCCTGCCGCCGACACAGTAGCAATCGGTGAAGGTGGAACGGAAGTTTTGCGTATCAATTCGAGTGGTAACGTTGGTATCGGTACGACTAATCCAACTGCAAGACTGGAAGTAAATGGAGGTGCCTACTTAAAGGGTAATTTGTCTCTTAATTTACCGTATTTTACAAATAGATTATTAGACGGAACAACAACTACTCCTCCTTCAAGTGGGGGAACTCCATTCAATGCATTGAATTTATTACCTTCGACTTATTCAGAACAAGTTAAAAGAGTCGTACTAGTTTATAAAGGTAATGACGGCTGGCAGTATACAATAAGACCCGAAAATTTCACATCAAAAACATTTAGCAATTCTTATGGTCAAGGATATTATATTGGAGTTTTTGACCATAACGGAGTGACTTGGGTGCAGGATGGTGGCTGGGTAATTGTTGGTTATTTACCTGCTAACGCAGGGTTTAATTTAACTTTTCCAGACAGCAACGGCGGTACAACAAAGGCTTCATCGGGTTCTCAATGGGTCACCTGTATCTCATATGTAGTTGTTCCTTACGATTCATTCTTATCAATCGGTGGATTTAATGTTATTGATACAAATTTTTCAAAAACAGTATTTTCGACAAACGCAACAGAACGTATGCGTATCGACTCCGCAGGCAACGTTGGTATCGGTACGACTAATCCAACAAGTAAGTTGACGGTTGTTGGCGATATCTACGCGGATGGCGGAGGTATCATCACGGCTACAGGTGGCGTGATAACTCAAACACTAATTACTTATTCCGACACAGAGATTAACCAAGCACCATATTCACCAAATCATGCCACCAACAAGCAGTACGTTGATAACGTTTCAGTCGGAAGCCAAATTTACGGTTATAAAAACATCGGAGGTGCTTTATAATGCCAAATTTTCAACCTATCTTTCCAATTACACCTAGAATCGAATGGAACAAACTTACAA